ATCACTTTCAGTAACTGCAATGACATAATTAGTTCCTCTTCTAAGAACCTTTCCTTTTAATCCAGTGTTGATATTTTCTACAATAGTACCGATAGAATAAATTTCTTCCTTGATGTATTGATTTCTTAGAGTCTCTTCATCAAACTTTGGAGCAATTTCCCAAGTTTCACTAATACCCATACTCTTACGAAGAGTATTGTAGAGTTCCATTTTCTTTTGATTATTAAGTGTACTTGGGACACCCTTGGCAAAAGATTTGAAATCACCTTCACTCGCTGCAAGTCTAAGTTTTGATGCAGACATACCTTCTGCACCTTCTGCATCAGGATCTCTATCTCCTGCAGAAACTACTTCTAGATTATCATAGTTATAAAGTTCACCATTATACTTATGACTTAGACCTTGGAACTCACCGAGACGGTCAGCACCAACCATGATCTTCATATTCTTATGACCTTCTTCATTTGCTCCAACCATTACATTAAAAATAGTTTTGGAGTTCGCATCATCAACAATATTACCCGCATACTTGGGGAACATCTGGCGCATATAATCAATCTTAGCAGTTGCGTCTAGAGGATTCTTTTTCTTATCTTGACTTCTCGAAGGATAGATTCTCAGTTCGTATCCGTTTTTTTCTGCTTCTTGTGCAGCTTTATTGAGTAACTTTTCGTGTCCGATTGTCGGAGGATTGAACCTACCAAAAACAATAACGACACCATTAGACTCTGATTTTTCTTGCGATTCCTCTGCATCTCCAGATTTTTCTGGAGATACTTTTTTCGGTTGAGTCTCGGTGGATACTGATTTCTTAGCATCTGGTTTAGATGTTGTAGGTTTCTCTACATTGCTGTTCTCTTCTTTTGACTTCTTACCTTGTCCAAAGAACTTTAACTTACCACTAACAGTTTTAGCGACAAGAGTTCCATCTTTGTCATACCAGTCTCCATGACCATCGCCTTCCAACCCAAGTCTCTTCGCTTGAGCAGACGCAGAAGTTTCTACGGCTTCTTTAAGAAATTGGGAAAATGATTTCATTATTAATTTAAGTCAGGGGATCGTGACCTGTAGTTATTTAGGAATGTAGGCAGCAGGGCCTGCCTCAATATAAAATTTCAATTCTTTTATTTTAAACTCTCCATTAATTGTTGCAGATCTATTCTTGAATCTTAACTGAAAGAGTTCTTTATTCTGGGGCATAATTTTGAACTTTAAATTATCTGATTTTTTCTCCACAGAAAATCCAGTAACTTTTTGTTCCAACTCATTGATATAATCAACTGTCATTTCTTTAATCTTTGTTTTGTCAATATCAACAACGTCTGCAAGGTCGTCACCGAAGGTAACGTCTCTAAAAAGTTTGAAAGCTTGTGATTTAAATGCAGATGTTCCTTGTTGATTTTTTAGAGAAGTTAGTACTTCGCCGTAAAGTTGTTTAATTAAATCAACTTTCATCTTCTTCTCTGCAGGAGTTCTTGCTTGTGCAAGAGTTCCACCAAGAGTTGCGGCATACATCTCACGGTCAGACACCTGAGTTCCAAACCTCTGAAGGATATCCATCATACCATTATATGGACTAAGATTGGCAAGAGTTTTACTACCAGACTTCAATGAGAAATTTAAATTCTGGTTCATTGCTCGAGAACCATTAATATCCACCAAGACTTCCAAGTCCCCCTTAATCATACCACCAGAAGATTCCCCAGCAATGCCATCCGCAACAATTGTAATTACAACATTATCTGACTTATTATTATCAAGATAACTTTTTTTTACCTTCTCAACCATCTTGCGATAGTTTGTTGTTGTGTATTTTATTAGTTGATCTATCTTTCTATCAAGGTTTCCAACATCATTACTCTGTTCATATAGTGGAGCATATTCTTCTCCGAATGCCATTCTTGTAGACTCATACTTCATCCGCATCTCAAGATTAACTTCAATCTTATCCTCAGGTCTACCATCTCTAAATTTTCTGATTTGAGTTTTATATCTACCACTCCTAAAAAGACTTGCGTCTACTCTTCTCCTTACATTATTCAAACGAGTTTTTGATATACTTCCCCAGGCAAATAGTTCTCCGAGAGCAATGGCAAAGATGCCCTCCATTACGTCTCCTTCGTTTAACTTTGCCATAAAAAATCCCCCTTACGGGGGTATTTATTTTATTCTTTTGTTTCTATAGAGTTATCTAGTGCGTATATTACTTCTCTCAAAAGTTTCACACGATCAGATGGAAACTCAACTGAATCATCTTTAGTGTGTAAAAGTAAAGCGTAGATAGCAGCTTTCGCTTGTTCTGTTGTAAGTTCTAGATTAATCATTTCCATCCTCCTTTTAGTACCCACTCATCGTGGTATTGGTTTTTCCAGTTTTTACTGATTCCGTAGGATGGTTGAATTACTTGCTCAATGTACCTACGATTTTCTCTGGCGATGTTTAGACTCTCCGCCTCAAGAGTTCTGACTCGTCCATCAATTTGAGAGGACCACCACACTGCACCTGCACCCTGAACTAAGAGAAAAGATACGATAGCAAATGGAACTTTAAAATCTTTCATGATTCACTCTCAAGTTGTTTGTCTATCTCTTGTGAAATCTCTCTAATTTTTAGGATACCTTCATCAGAGAAGAAACCAGGATGATCCTTTGTATACAAGAACAGGTGATGACGCAAAACAATTGCGTCACGTCTATCCAATTCAAGGTTAATCATAGGTCATCGTCAGCACGGTTCTCAGAATAATACACATCAAAAGAACCACCAGGATAGCGTTTCTCAAGTTTGGTTACATTACGTGCAACTACTTCATCGAGAGACACTTCAAGTGCCATACACGCCTGAGTGACATACCACATCAGATCACCAAGTTCGATAATCATGTGTTCTTTGTTATCTGCGTTGAAGGGTTTGCCCTGAAAAATCATCTTCTTGATAATCTCAAGGAACTCTCCACCTTCAGCATTGATACCAACACCAGCGGTAAGGAGACGTTCAATGTTTGCACCCTTCTCATCCAGTTCAACTAGACGATCGGACAGAGCAAGAAAATCAGTAGAAGCATCAGAAGTAACTGCGTTTACAAATTCAGAGTACTTTTGAAAATCAACAGATTTGGTCATAGTTTGGTTCATTTTTGTTTAGTATAGTCGTGATTGGTCAAATAGTCAAGTTTTTGATTCAAAGATCACATGAACTTCATTTTCGTTAAGATGCATATAATCTGAGACGGTGAAATTAGAAAGAAGTTCGGTTACTGTTTTTAGTGTAGAGTTACCAGCATATCTATTTGATCTGATGTTCACTTCACAATAGATTGATCTAACGTTATTAATTTTGTTACCAAAACTACGAAGAACATTTGTCTCTGCTCCTTGAACATCTATCCAAACTAGATCAATTGGATCGTCATTCAAATATTCATTCATTGATATGGAAGGAACCCAAGTTATTTTGTGTTCTTGATATGGGATAAGCATCGAAGATTGTCCCTGTTCACAAATATAAAATCTATTATCTCCTGGGTTGTCAGTAACCATTTTTTCCACCAGTGTAATACGATCCGATTTTGCACTATTCTCTCTACAAATCGGTAGAGTATTTGGATTACACTCAAATGATGTGATATGTGCATTCGGAAAAAGTCTTGTAAAAGTTAAAGACTCTTTGCAATCATATGCACCAAGTTCAATAATGTTCTTGAAGTCAAGAGGATTTACTTTTTCAAGATATCTTTCTAAGAAAAAGGTTTTATGCCAATCAATAGATTGACGTTCATCATTAATGATGACATCCTTTTTTAATTTCATCAGAATTTGAATCCTTCAAATGATTTCCTAGGACCAGAACTCTTTTCTTGAGGAGTATACTCTTCATCCTGACCACTGTCCAGAATATCAGCCTGTGCAGATTGTTCACAATCATATAGTCGCATCTTTGCACGATCAATGCCGACTACAAATCTTTTGTTCATCGTCGGATCATTGTATCGATTCTTCAACTGTTTAACCATTATCTGCCCAAGTGATTCAAGTTCCTCAGTGCTAATAAGGGCAAACATAAGATCAGCAGTAGCAGGGAGACCAAAGGACTCACTAGTATCAGTAAGCTCAACATCAGAGCTACCATAACCAGAGCGAGTGGTCTGCGTGGCAGATACGATAGGGACGTTTGTTTCAACAGCCAACCCTCGAAGCTCCTCTGCAATAGCCTTAATATACGAATATGAATTGACAGAAAGATTACCGCGATATCGTGAGGAAGCACATATATTAAGGTAATCAATGAAAATAATATCAGGTCTAAATGACTTCTTAAGTGCAAGCTCGTTAAGAAGTGACTTAAAGTGTCCACTATGTGCAGTAGCGGTGGGATACTCTTTAATTATAAGAGTACCTTGAGTTTTTTTACTCAAGTTGGTTACTTTGTTTTCAAACATTGACTTAGGCATGTTTTGAATCTCTTGGATATTGACATTCAAAAGATTAGCGTCAATGCGTTCTGCGATCTTTTCTTCCGCCATCTCACAGGTAATGTAGAGAACATTCTTACCTTGTAAGAGACAAGATGCAGCCATGTGACACATGAACAAAGACTTACCAACACCAGTGCCAGCAAGTGCAATATTCAATGTCTTGTTAGGGAGACCACCTTTCGTAATCTTATTAAAGAACTCCAGATCGAAAGGAATCTTCTCTTCAGTCTGATGATAGAAATCATATCGTTCTTGATAGTCCTGAAGATAATCGTGACCTACGTTAGTATCAAAACTAACTGCAAGTGCATCCGATAGAATTGAAGGAATTGCATCCTTAGTTTTCTTATCATCATTACCATCAACGATGGAGATAGACTCCATCAGGGCAAGATAAATTGCTTTATCCCTACACCACTTTTCAGTGATGTCACTCAACCAAGTGAAGTCTAGAACGGTCTTCTCTAGATTATTCACATAGTTAGTGACATCCTTGTAGGAAGTTTCATTGAGATCCGAACGACCATCAACTTCAACACGAAGTACTTCTTGCGTGGGAAGTTTATTGTACTTGAAGATAAATTTACAGATCTCCTCAAATACTACTTTTTCGGTATAATCTGTAAAATATTCAGACCTGATGAAAGGTAATACCTTTCTAGAGAACTCCTCATTATGAGCGAGACTCCTCAGGATTGTAGTTTCGATACGTTCGTCCATCAATAGTAGTGGCAATAGGTTGACATAATATACTTGACTCCTTTCTTGACTTTCAATCCTGCATGAGGATATTGCCAAGTTGGGGGAAAGACAATCACCGAGCCAGTCTTCGGTGTAATCTTTCTGCTGTGATGCGGGAACTCAGTT